ACACAATTCAGATAAAGAAAGAATAACAATTGCATTTGATTTACTAATAGAAAAGCCCAACAAAGACTTTAAAGATAACTATTCTGGAAATTTACATTTAGGAAATTATTTAAAGTTAATATAATGACGGCAATTCATTATTTAATCATAGATAAAAAAGATGATGTCTACTTAAAGATAGAAGCAGACGATAGTATAAGAAGAGAACTTGGAGAACATTTTACTTTTGAAGTACCTGGTTTTCGTTTTATGCCTCAATTTCGTAATAGAGTATGGGACGGCAAGATAAGATTATTTTCATATGCAACTGGTCAAATATACGTAGGATTATATCCTTACATACTTCATTGGTGTAAAGAAAATAAGATTGAAGTTGTTAATGGAACAAAGATAGAAGATACTAAAGTTGATGATAGTAAGGTAGAAAAGTTTATTACTGCTCTTAAAATTCCTATGGAAATAAGAGATTATCAAAAACAAGCATTTTCATATGCAGTAAGAAAGAATAGATGTTTATTATTATCTCCAACAGCAAGTGGCAAATCACTTATTCTATATCTATTAGTACGTTTTAATCTATTAAGATTACCTAAAAATAAAAAAATATTAATCATAGTACCTACTACATCATTGGTAGAACAATTATATAAAGATTTTAAAGACTATGGTTATGATAGTTTAAAAAATGTACATAGAATATATGAAGGACATAGTAAAATAACAAATAAAAGAATAGTTATATCTACTTGGCAATCAATCTATAATCAAACAAAGAACTACTTTAACGACTATGGTATGATAATTGGTGACGAAGCACACTTATTTAAAGCTATATCATTAACAAAGATAATGACGAAGCTAACTAATTGTAAATACAAAGTAGGTTGTACAGGTACCCTAGATGATAGTAAGACACACAAACTAGTATTAGAAGGACTGTTTGGTGCAGTCAACAAAGTTATATCTACTACAGAACTCCAAGACAAACAGCATTTAGCTAAACTTAAAATTTTCTGTTTAGTATTACAATACGGTAAAGTACAAAGAGAATTCTTAAAAAATAAAACATACCAAGAAGAAATAGATTTTTTAGTTAGAAATGAGAAAAGAAATAAATACATAAAAAACTTGGTCACTGGTTTACACGGCAATACTTTATGCTTGTTTCAGTATGTAGAAAAGCACGGTAAGTTATTATATGAACTAATTAAAGAAAAGGCAGGTGACCGACCTATTTTCTATATCCACGGAGGAGTGGAAGCTGATGAACGAGAACAAGTACGAGCTATTACCGAAAAGTCTGACGGAGCGATTATTGTCGCTTCTTATGGGACGTTCAGTACTGGTATTAATATCCGTAACTTACACAATATTGTTTTTAGTAGCCCTAGTAAATCTCGTATAAGAAATTTACAATCAATAGGACGAGGATTAAGACTAAAAGATAACAAATCACACGCAACATTATATGATATTGCTGATGACCTTTCCTATGGGGAAAAGGAAAATTATACCCTACAACACTTTCGTGAGAGAATAAATATATACAATAGTGAAGACTTTGAGTATGAAATACACAACGTAGAACTGGAGAAAAATGGACGTAAAAGCTGACATAAGAATTATCAAGTTAATAAATGGTGATGATGTTGTAGCACATTTGCCATCTGGAGCAAGACAATTGCCAGATAAATCTCCTATGCTACGAATCAGCAAACCATTACAGATTAAATATATTCCACAGATGACACCTATGGGAATAAGAGATTACATTGCTTTAATTAAATGGGTAAATTATACTCCTGATAAAGTAGTAACTATTCCAAAAGATAAGATAATGACAATAGTTTCGGCGTCTGGTGAAATGTCTAAAAATTACTTACATCTTGCAAATGATTACGATAAAATAGACCAGCCTAAAAAGGGTAGAAAAGGATTGTTCCAACAAGAAGAACTTTCCGAGGAAGATAATGAAATATTAAATGATATATTTAAGGATAAAACTACGAAGAGAACTCTCCACTAGTGACTCTAAGCAGTCTTTAACCGGACACATAGTCCATTATACACAAAAAAGGTGAAAAGTCAAGTGCCATACAAAATGAAAAAACTAGCACACATAGCCAAGCAATGGCAAATAGGAGAGATAATCCTCGTTAAAAACCTATCTAAAGCAATCAAACAATTATTACGACCTACCATTGACAAATGGACTAAAAAGTAGTATATTATATATTATTATGGCAAAAGAAAAATATAAAAAAAGACCAGAACATTATGTAAATAATAAAGAATTTTTACAGGCAATGATTTTATATAGAAGGTCTGTAAATAAAGCTGCTAAATTAAAAGAAGTAAAACCACCTGTACCAAATTATGTTGGTGAGTGCTTTTTAAAGATAGCGAATCACCTTTCATATAGACCAAATTTTATAAACTACACCTATCGTGATGATATGATATCAGATGGTATAGAAAACTGTTTACAATATTTACACAATTTTAATCCAAGAAAATCAAACAATCCCTTTGCATATTTCACACAAATTATCTACTATGCTTTTGTACGGAGAATACAGAAAGAGAAAAAACAAACAACTATTAAACACCGTATGATTCTAAACGCAAACTATGATGATATGACTTTGCAACCTGGAGAAGATAGAGAGTTTAAAAATCAATTTACAGAATTCTTGCGTAAGAATGTACCAGCGGAAGAACCAGTTAAGAAGAAAACACCAACTAAAAAGAAAAAGAAAACAGTTAAAAAGAAATGAAGTGTGATAAGATTTTAATAGTAGGAGGAGGTTCTGCTGGTTGGATGACAGCGGCAACTCTAATCAAAGCATATCCAAAGAAAGATATAACTGTATTAGAATCACCTAAAGTTCCAACAATATCAGTTGGTGAAAGTACAATAAATGCAGTTAAACACTGGACAAAATTTTTAGGCATAAAAGATGAAGAATTTTTAAAACATACAGATGGTACTGTTAAATTTAGTATTAAGTTTACAGACTTTAATGGAAAAGATGAGGCGCCGTTTTATTATCCTTTTGGTCCAGTTGTAACAGAAGGAACTCAATTTGGTTATAATGATTGGTGGATGAAAAAAGCATTTAATCCAGAACTACCGGTTTCAGATTATGCAGATAGTTATGCTCCTGTTATGGCACTAGTTAATCAACGTAAGGGTTGTTTTAACTTTAAGATACCAGGTATGAAAATGGGTCAGATACAAGAATTTGATATTGACCGTGATTCTGCTTATCAGTTTGACGCAATTAAATTTGGTATATGGTTGAGGGATCATTATTGTATCCCTAGAGGTGTCAAACATATTAAAGAACATATTGAAGATATTAAACAAGATGAAAATGGTATTGTTTCTTTGAACGGCAAACATAAAGCAGATTTATATGTTGATTGCACAGGATTTAAATCTCTTTTATTAGGAGGTGCATTAAAAGAACCATTTGAACCTGTTAAAAATCTACCAAATAATAAAGCGTGGGTAACCAAGATTCCTTATGTAGATAAAACTAAAGAAGTAGAAGCGTTTACCAATTGTACAGCAATAGAGAATGGTTGGGTATGGAACATACCACTATGGAGTAGAGTTGGTGCAGGTTATGTTTATTCAGATAAATTTGTAGATGATGAAACTGCTTTAAAAGAATTTAAAAATCATTTAGCAAAAGTACGACCTGGGTATGGTACCGAAGAACACGAATTTAGAAATATTAAAATGAAATGTGGTATACACCAAAGATTATTTGTAAAAAATGTTGTTGCTATAGGACTATCTGCTGGATTTATTGAACCATTGGAGAGTAATGGTTTGTTTTCAGTACACGAATTTTTAATGATGTTGGTAAGAAATATATCAAGAGATAAAATTACGCAATGGGATAAAGACAACTTCTCATTTGCTTGTAAATATACCTATAATAGATTTCTTGAATTTGTTGGTATGCATTATGCTTTATCAACAAGGGACGATACTGAATATTGGAAGGCAATTAATAATACAGTATGGGAAGAAAGTTTATATACTTTTAAAGCTAAAATTAATCTTGGATATTTTCAAGCTGCTTTACATAGAAATCTTAGCTCCGAATTTCCTGTTGATCCTAGTAGTAATCCAGGCAGAAGTGGAATACATTTTATAGCTGCTGGTTTCAATTGGGCACCACAAGATTTACCTAATTTAGTGAATACAACACATAAGAGTGAGGAAGAAATAAGAGAATATATGGCACCATTTATAAGGAGATTAGATGAACGCAAAGCAAAATGGAATAAGGAAGTTGAAAAGTTTTCAAGTTATCACGATTTCATAGAGAAGGTGTATTACAAGTGAAGATTGCCTTGCTAAATGATACGCATTTTGGTTGTCGTAATGACAGTCCACATTTTGCAAAGTATCAAGAACGGTTTTATGATGAAGTATTTTTTCCTTATATAAAAGAACATAACATTAAAACGTTAATACATTTAGGTGACGTAGTTGATAGACGTAAATTTATAAACTTTAAAACGGCCAATTTTTTCAGACAAAAGTTTATGAAAAAACTATGGCAAGAAAAGGTTGATACTCATATTATATTAGGTAACCACGATACTTATTATAAAAATACAAATAAAGTAAATGCAATTACTGAATTATGTACAACGTATGATGGTGTAAATGAACCTTGGGTGTATGCAAGTCCAAAAGAAGTTACACTAGATGGTTTAAAGATTTTGTTTATGCCTTGGATATGTGATGATACATATGAAGAGTCTATATATGCTATTGAAAATTCAAATGCGGAAATATGTATGGGTCATTTAGAAATAAAAGGATTTGAAATGCATAGAGGATTTATGAACGACCAAGGTTTAGATAAATCAATGTTTCATAGATTTGAAAAAGTTATATCAGGACACTTTCATAAAAAATCAGATGATGGTCAGATAAATTATTTAGGAACACAATATGAAATAACTTGGAACGATTATAAAGACCCTAAAGGTTTTCATATCTTTGATACTGAAACTAGAGAGTTAACTAGAGTACCAAATCCATTAAGAATATTTAAAAAGATAGTGTATGATGATACACAACACGACTACAATACATTAGATATAGGAAAGTTTGATAACAGTTATATTAAACTGTTTGTATCTCAAAAAACAGATGAAGATATGTATGATAAGTTTATCAATAGGTTGTATAGTACATTAAATGTACACGAACTAAATATTTTTGAGGATACAAGTGATGTAACTGCTAGTGTTAAAGATGATTTAATAGAACAAGGTGAAGATACGATAACATTTTTAGGTAAATATATAGACCAATTAGATACAGAACTGAATAAAGATAAATTAAAAGAGTACAC